ATATGAAAAGTTTAGCGGCAGTAGTAATGCAGGTAAATTTATATTAGCATTTAATGACAATCAAGAAAGTGCAGCTACTATAGATCCAGTACAATTATCTGACGCACATAATCAATATCAATTCCTAAGCGACGAATCTACAAATAAAATACTTGTAGGACACAGATTATCATCGCCTTTATTATTAGGTATTAGAACAGGTAATAATGGTTTAGGTAGTAATGCTGATGAGTTAAAACAAGCTAGTATATTATTTGACAATATGGTTGTTAGAGTACAACAAGAATATATATTAGATGCTTTAGATAAAATATTAGCATTTAACAATATATCTCTTAATCTATACTTTAAAACATTACAACCGTTAGAATTTACTGATTTAGAAGGTAACATAGTAGATGATGAAACTAGAGAAGAAGAAACAGGTGTTGACTTAGAGGATAAAGCGGAACTATCTAGTGATAAAACTGATTTACAAGAATTATTAGATTTAGGAGAAGATGAAGATTTAGATAATTGGGAACTTATTGAATCTGCACCTGTAGATTATAATAATGATGAAGAATTAAATCAAAAACTAGAACTAGCATCAACGGGTAGTGCTAAATCAAATGCTAAAAGTAAACAGGACGGTGAAAACAAGGAAGGCTTTAAATACAAAGTAAGATACCAATACGCACCGTTAAAAGCTGATGGAAGTAGTAGAGACTTTTGCAATAAGATGATAGCTGCTAAAAAAGTATATCGTAAAGAAGATATAATGACTATGAGTAGTAAATCTGTAAATCCAGGATGGGGACCAGACGGTGCAGACACATATGATATATGGTTATATAAAGGTGGCGGATCTTGTAGACATTATTGGGAACGTAGAGTGTATATGGCAAAAACTGTTACACCTGACGCAAAAAATCCTAGATCAGAGATTAGTGTTAACGAAGCAAAAAAACAAGGTTTTAAACCAGAGACAAATGACGCTAAGGTTGCAAAGAGACCTAGAGATATGAAAAACAGAGGATTTAAAAAGAAAAAAGATTTTACAACACCGAAAGGTAAAGCATTTTAAAAATGGCACAGGTATTATTTATTAAAATACAGGACTTAAAAAAGAATACAGTAATAGACGGTAACGTAGATGTAGATAAGTTATTGCCTTATGTAAAAATTGCACAAGAAATACATATACAAAATTTCTTAGGTACAAAATTATATGAGAAGATTATAGCTTTGATAACTGCAGGTACACTTACTACTACAGACAATCCTAATTATTTGACTTTAGTAAATAAATATGTACAACCTGCACTTATACATTTTGCTATGATGGATTATTTACCATTTGCAGCATATCAAGTAAAAAACGCAGGTGTATTTAAACATATAAGCGAAAACGCAGAAAGTGTAACAAAAAGCGAGGTAGACTACTTAGTAAATAAAGAAAGAGAATTTTCTGAATATTACATACGTAGAATGATAGATTATTTAAGTTTTAACAATAATTTGTTTCCAGAATATAATCAAAATTCTAATGAAGATGTATATCCAGATAAGGATAATTTATTTAACGGATGGGTTTTATGAAAAGATACAAAGTAAAAAATAAGAATATAATAAAATTAAAAAAATATATAAATAATAAATTAAAGAAAAATGGCGACATTAACTGGAAATTCAATAAGTAGTACATATACTTCGCTATTAAAAGTAGGTGATAACGGTACTTTAGCTTCTGCATTACAATCTATTACAGATGGTGCAGGAAATACGACTGGTTTAAGTATGAACACAGGCGGTGATTTAACTGCGATAGGAACGGTAACTGCAAATGCTTTTAGTGGGGCTTTAACTGGTAATGTAACAGGGAATTTAACAGGAAATGTGACTGGTAACGTAACTGGCGCAATAACTGGTAACGTAACTGGTAATGTGACAGGAGATCTTACTGGTAATGCAGATACTGCAACAGCTTTAGCTACCGCAAGAACTATAGCAGGAGTAAGTTTTGACGGTACTGCTAATATTAGCTTAGACACAGATAACATAACAGAAGCTACAAACAAGTATTATACAGCAGAAAGAGTAGATGATCAAGTAAACACATTAGTACAAGCAGGAACAGGTATTACAAAAACATATAATGACGCTGGTGGCACACTAACAATTACTAACAATGCCCCTGATCAAACTGTGGCACTAACTGGGGGTACAGGTATTACAGCAAGTGGTACATACCCTAGCTTTACAATAACAAATACACAGCCTGACCAAACAGTAAGTTTAACTGCTGGTACAGGAATTGCCGTATCAGGTACTTATCCAAATTTCACAATAGCTAATAGTGGAGCAGGTATAAGTTTAACAGATTTGTCTGCAACTGATGCAGGTGGACTAGGTAGTTTTAGTTATGATAATTCATCAGGTGTGTTTACTTACACAGGACCTTCGGATGCAAATGTAAGATCTTTAATAAGTGCGGTTGACAATGGTGGAGACGGTTCTTTATCTTACAACAGTTCTACAGGAGTTATTTCCTACACTGGACCAAGCTCAAGTGAAGTACAAGCACACATTACTAAAACATATGTAGATAGTTTAGGGATAGCCGCATCAACTGCAGATACTTTATCAACAGCAAGAACAATAAACGGACAGTCATTTGATGGTAGTGCAAATATAAGTTTTGATACAGATAGCGTAAGCGAAGGTAGTTCTAATTTATATTACACTACAACAAGATTTGACACAGCATTTGCTACAAAAGATACAGCAGATTTAACAGAAGGTACAAACTTATACTATACCAATGAGCGTGTAGATGATAGGGTATCAAATTTAGTAGTAGCAGGTACATCAATTAGTAGTACTTATGATGATGTTAACAATACATTAACGATTGCCAATACAGCACCTGATCAGACAGTAGCTTTAACAGGGGGTACTGGAATATCTACATCAGGAACTTATCCAAGTTTTACAATAACAAACGATAGTCCAGATCAAACGGTTGCTATTTCAGCAGGTACAGGTATAACCACATCTGGAACCTATCCTAATTTTACTGTTACAAACTCTGCTCCTGACCAAACTGTTTCATTAACACAAGGAAGTAATGTTACAATATCAGGATCATATCCATCGTTTACTATAGCTGCAACTGACACAAATACAACTTATACTGCAGGTACAGGTTTAGCATTAGCGGGAACAACGTTTAGTTTAGACGCAGGATTAAACAATCTAACAGACACAACTATAACATCACCAGCAGCAGGTCAAGTATTAATATATGACAATACAAATTCTATATTTGAGAATGCATTATTAACGGCAGGAACAGGAATTGGAATTGCAAATGCAGACGGATCAATAACAATTACAAATTCAGCACCAGACCAAACAGTTGCATTGACTGCAGGAACTGGTATAACAACTAGTGGTACATATCCAAACTTTACCATTACTAACTCTTCACCTGATCAGACTGTTGCTTTGACTGCTGGTACAGGTATTGGTGTTAGCGGTACTTATCCTAACTTTACAATAGCAAACACAGCTACAGGAGATAATGCTTTTGGTAATATAGCAGTATCAGGACAAAGTACAATAGCAGCAGATAGCACAAATGATACACTTACTATAGCAGCGGGTTCTAATGTTTCAATAACAACTGACGCAGGTACTGACACATTAACTATCGCAGCAACAGCAGGAGCAAATACAATAGCAATAGATACTTATACTGGAAACGGTAGTACTGCTGCATACACATTAAGTAATTCTGCTAGTAGCGAAAACGAGTTATCAGTTTATTTTGATGGAGTTTACCAATTACATAGTTCATACTCTGTATCAGGGACAACTTTAACTTTTGATACAAACGTTCCTAACGGAACAAGTATCGAAGTACAACATTTAGTAGCTGTTAACCTTAGTAATGTAGTTGAGAGTATAACAGGTGGCGATGGTATAACTGCTTCTGCAGGTACAGGATCTGTTACATTAAGCTTATCATCTAATACACCTAATGCATTTACAATGGGAGGTAATGGCTCATCAGGTGGTGTTACAATAAATGATGGTTCTATTCAAATTAGATCTAATACTGGTAATGTAGCAGAAATGAGATTTTATTGTGAAGTTAGTAACGCACACTATCAAACTGTAAAAGCAGCTGCACATAGTGCTGCAAGTAGTGCAGTATTAGTATTGCCAACTGCTTCAGGAAACTTAGTAGGAACTGGAGATACAGGAAGTGTAGCAACTGCAATGGTAGCTGACAACGGTATAACGCACGACAAGTTAGAAAATAGATATACTGCATTATCTGCATTAGGTACTGGTACGTCTTTCGCATTAGATTTTAGTGCAGCAACTACATTTACAGCAACATCAAATGGTAACGCAACTTTTACATTTAGTAATGCAAAACAAGGTCAAGTAATTGATCTAATTTTATCAGGTAACCATACCCAAACATTTAGTCAAACTAACGCAACATTTAATAAAGTAGGATCTACTGATTACGATGGTTCAGCAAATAATTTAATACAAATAGTATGTACAAATGATTCAGCTAACCCAATATATATGTATTC